AAATTCTTCCGTCTTATAGGCGCCGCTTTTTTTGATTTCCTGCCACCAGCGCCCCACGTGGATCTTGCGCTCGCTTTCGGGATAAGCCACGTCGTGGAAAGCCATCAGCCCGCCCCGGCGCAGCATCGGCCAATAATTGCGGAAATCAGCCGACACTTCATCGTACTTGTGCCCGCCGTCAACAAAAATAAAATCATACGGCCCATGTTTCTTGACCGCCCGCAGGATCTCTGGGTGATCGGACGGTCCTACGTAGTAATGCAGCAGGCATACCAGCTCGATTTCCCACCGCCCCCAGTGCTTGCGGCACTCCAGGATATTCTCCTTGGGATGCTCGTTGTTGTCGGCGATCATGTCCACCGACACGACCGTCGCCCCGCAGAACTCGTTCATCCAGGTCCACAGCGTGCCACCGTACAGCGAGCCCACCTCCAGGATGCGCTGCGGGTTGATCTTATGCAGGCGCTCGAGCAGCTGCTGCATCTCTTGTTCATCCTGAAAGATCGGCACCGGAGGTTTCATTTAGCCCTCGCTAACCATAACTCTGTTCCATCCTTGTTGATGTGGCCACATTGCACGTCCGTGTCGGCCTGCATCCGGTAACCTGCATCATACACCGCGCAGGTCCACGGGAAGTCAAAGAACTGCTTACCGCCATGCGTCATCTCATCTGCAAACGGTATGGCCTCGATCACGTTCCGCTTGATCAGAACGCAGCCCAGCCCGGACCCCGATACATCGATAATGCCCTTCTTCTGGGCCGCGTTCCACATGTGTCGGATGGATAGGCTCTCGCCCGGGTTGGCCGCCTGCGCCGGATAGGGATAATAGCGCTCCAACAGGTTAACCACCTGGCCGTCGCGGTACATGTAGCAGCCATACGCCACGTCGGTATCCAGCCTCGCCAGGCGGGTCAGCGCATCCGCCGGCAGGATGATGTCGCTCTCGATAATCAGCATGGCGTCATAAGGCCCGGCCAGGAAAGCATCCCGCCCGCGCTGGTACTGGTGCAGGTGATCGCGGTAAGGATTCTTGGTCGGGTTATCGCGCTGGAGCAGGAAAGATATGGAACGGTGTTCTGTACCGTCGCCTTCCCACTCCAGCGCGAAGATAGACCGCACCGTTTCGGCTTCCAGTCTTAGGACTGGCGTAAAGACCAAAACGTCATTCATTGATCATTAGCAGCCTCCTTCTCCGCTTTTCTTTTTCGGCGCTCTACCCAAGCAGCTCGCAATTTCTGCTTATGTTCATCAGAGAGAGTCTTTCCTTTGAACGCTGCACCAATCTTCGCTTTTGCCTCATCTGTATGATGATAACCAAGCGAGTAGGTGTTACCTTTATTCGACTCATGCAGTTTCTGTCTATGCTCTTCAGAGAGAAGATGTCCCAAACGATACGTGTTACCTTTTGAGGCCTGCCCGATCTTTTTCTTTTGTTCCTCAGAGAGAACCTTTCCTTTGTGCGATTCACTTAATTTTTTTCTATGCTCTTCTGGCAATAGTTTCCCCTTGAACCTCACACTTATTTTGTTTCTGCTTTCTTCCGAAAGAATATGGCCTTTACTTGCTTCCTTGATCTTATTTTTGTGTTCTTCAGTAAGGAGCTTCCCCTTGTGCGACTCACTTAATTTACGTCTTGTCTCATCGCTAACAGGAACACCTAACCGACTCCCCGCCACCGGTGAAAGGTTATATTCCGGATGTAAAGTGTCAATGAAAAATTGTTCATACTGCAAAAGGAAAATCGGCTCACAATAAACTAAAATTACATAATCAAAAGCATCTTCACCATATTTATCATAGGCACGTTGAAGATGTCGATTAAAGTGTTTGCCTTTACGCAATGGAGATATATGTCTTATCTTCCGCGTAGCTAAATTGATTGCTGACCCAATATAGAAATGGCCATTTACTTTATTTACAAGAGCATAAATGCCAGATTTCGAATTGCCATTCCTTTGCTTGCGTATGTGTTCGTGTTCCATAGCAAAACGCCCTCCAAGTGTGCTGCCGTTGCCTAGACGAACAGCCGAGGACGTAAGTCCACACTCAGAGGGCGCTTTGCCCACAATACTATTTGATTGCGAGAAATCGAAACCGGCAGCTTCATTAATGCAAAGCGCCTCGGTATTCTGTTCGTCTAGGCGATTCAGATTATACCACATTTCTTCTCGCAATCCTGTTTCATGCCCTATGCCGAGGGGTGAACACCATACCCCAAAGCTCCAGCGATCAACAGCCCATAAACCGTGCGGAAGCTGTATTTTAAAACAACAACGCCGTCTTCGCTGTACGGGTCCCTGATCAGCCGCAAAGCGGGCGCTTCGCGGTAGCCCATATACCACCAGTTCCCAAAGTACAGCGACTTGGCGCTGGCAGCAATAGCCGTGGCATAGTTGCTGTAATACACGGGATACTCCAACAGCGTGCGCATCCCCATCGATCCCAGGGTTTGCTCGCCGTACTGGCGGCTATCGCCCGTCAGCCCTTTGATCGCTCCGAAAGTGGCCGGGCGCGTCACAAAGGCAGCCGAGCCGCCGTCGTCCAGGTAGTAGCTCAGAGTATCGTGGTAAACCAGATCCTCGGGCTCACCGGCCGCGATGGCGCTGGCCGAAGCAAACTCCTTAAGCGATGTGCCCGATGCTGCCGCCTCGGTCAGCAGCAGGTAGTTATGGGTCAGGCCGATCCCGCGCCCGATCCAGGAGGCGACGGCTTCCATCAGGTTCTCCCCGGTGTCGTCCAGGAGCTCCTCGGTGAGATTAACCTTCTTCGTCTTTTTGGCCAACGTAAACGCTTTGTTGGCCAGGACCATCGCGTCCCGCTGGTAGTCGTTGCTCGAGAGGTTATCCGCCTGCTCGGAAGTCGCAGCGAACACCACCGGATCGGCGTTCTCGTAGGTGTGGTTAACCGTGGTCCCCACACCGGGGATGAGCTGGCAGCCCAGGCGCTCGGTCAGGCGGATCTCGATGATCCGTTCTGCGATGCGCGGAGCCAGCCCGGTCGGGACGGTCACGCCGCCGTCGGCTGCCGTGGTGATATTCATCGTGCTATCCACCGCGCGCAGCTCGCCCCTGCGGGCGCGGGAGCGATAATCGCTCATCGGCAGCGGGATTTCAACCACCGGGCCGCGATCGGTGCCATCCGGCTCGGCGCGCATGTGCCGCAAGCCGCCAATGTCGCCATGCTTGAAGTAGGCTTCGAAGGCGCGGGTTTCGTTATCGCCCAGCGGGCCCTTGTTGAAAGCAGGCGCCTTGTTGCGCTGCCCGTTGACTTCCGGCAGGCTTTCCAGCCGGGCGGCCCGGGTCTCGAGGCCTTCCGCCTCATTCACCAGGTCGTCATAACTGACCTGCTCTTCCTGGCTCAGGTCGCGGTTCTCTTTTTCTGCCGCTTCCACCAGTGCTCGGGCCTGATCTAAAACGGTTGCCCGGCGGTCTCGTAATTCTCGTGCGTTCATCTCATTACCTCCGTAATATCACTTGATCTTGAGTAGTTGCAGCTTCCGCTTACGGTTCGCGTTGCGCGCCTGCGCAGCCGCTGTATCGTTCGCACCATCCGAGGCCGCCTGGCTCTCAGCGGTGAAGCTCTCGAATTTCGAGCGCACAGTTGCGCTCGTGGTTGGGTATGCCGGATACGTAACCGGCGATACGTCGAAGAGTTCAACTTCGAGCAGTGTCCGGATGACCTGCCCGCCGTTCTTCTCCCACTTGTCCCGGACTGTGATAAATCCGAAACTCATTTGATCGACATCCCCCCGGCGCATGCTGACCAGCAAGTCTTTGGCATAGCTCGTGTCGGGTGGATCGATCTCGAAGGCCAGCCCGGTCTCATCTTCCGAGAGCGCCAGGGTTCCCGCACGGTTGCGCCCAAGCGGGTAGTTCGAGTCATGGTTCCACAGCGCGCGCACGTCGGCGGTCTCCAGGGTGCTGGCAAAGGCCCCGCGCTGGATGCGCTCGTAGAAGCCGCCCAAATTCTCGGAAAGCTCATCAAAGACGGCTGCATAACCGCTAATCTTCGGATTGTCGCCGTCCGTGGCCCGGATCTCCCGGATCGGGAAGGATCTGCGCTCAATATCAACGTCTATCGTCTTTTGTGCTGGCATATCTCACCTCATCCTGCAACAATCATGCAATCACATCCGTCGTGAGCCGGCGGATGGCCGATATTTGTGGTGGTCGTCAGCGGCGTTTGTCCCTCCGCTTCGATCTTCTCGCCCGGGCCGAAGAAATTCTTCAGGATGCTGACCGACCGGCCGTCGAGCTGCTTGCAATACGGGCAGGTGTCGCCGATCGTCACCCAGCGCAGCACGACGACCCCGACCGCTGAAAATACCATCTTGGCCACCGCGTTCCCGGCCCGGGTGGACTGCTCGGTGGCAATAAAAGGCGGGCGCGTCTCTTGCCAGTAATCCAGCTCTTTTTTCATCGCCTCGCCTGCCTCCAGGCCGTCGTTCAGGGCTTCCTGCAAGACCTGTTTCAGCCGGTACAGGCTGATCCCGGTCTGCTGCGCCGCAAAAGAGCCGGTATAGGAGTGTACAAAGCGCTCCAGGCGATCTTTGATATCCATTTCGGCGGAAACTTCGTCCATCGCCTCAGCAGCGACCGTCTCAGCGTAAGCCATAAACACCGGCAGGAACTGGCGGGTCATAAAATCAGCATGCTCCTGGTAAAACTCCTCAATCCAGATCAGGAACTGCCCGGCGTCCCGCTTGCCCAGGTATTTATCAATCGCATTGCTCACATCATGCGTTTCCCGGCGCATGCAGCGCTCGGCCACATCCAGGATCACGCGCTGCTGGGCGGCCGCCAGGCGATGCCGGCTGCGCGCCGAGCGCATGGATCGTTCTTCACGCTCAGTCGGCAGGCTTCTGGCCGTATCCGGGCTGCCCGCAGGCGCCGGTTCTGTGCTCTTCATGTCCCCCACCTGGTCGGCAGGGATCATATTGAGCGGCACCAGGTACACGTCGCCGCCTTCCACCGGGTTCATGTTCTCCAGCTGGCGGATGTCATTGGCGCTCATCCACCCATTCTGCCTGGCCACCGCATAAGCCTGGTAGCGGCTGGCGATATCGCCGCGCTCCAGCCCGGCCAGGGCGAATTCCGGATAATAGCGGATGCGCTCGCGCTCCAGGAGCAGGTTCTTTTTGATCGACTGCTCGATCCTGCGCGCCCAGGGTAAGATGGAAAACTTTACAAACTCGATCCCCTGGTGCTCGATATTGCTGAATGTGGCATGCTCCAGGTCGCCGATCATGTGCGGTGGAATGCGGAATATCCGGGCGATCTCCTCGGTCTGGAATTTGCGTGTTTCCAGGAATTGAGCGTCCTCCGGAGGAATGCCCACCTCGTGCAGCTTCATGCCCTCTTCCAGGATCTGCACCCGGTGCGACTTCGAGACGCCCTTGTGCTCTTCGTTCCAGCTTTCTTTCAAATTCTTGTAGGCTTCGTCTTTCAGCTTCCCCGGGTGCTCCAGGACCAGGCCTGGCCGGGCGTCGTTCTCAAAAAAGCGATTGCCGAACTCTTCCGCGCTCATCCCCAGCGAGACCGCCCTGCGCGTCAGCCCGATCGGGCTGTAACCGTCCAGGCCATCCCCCAGGCTGCGCAAGTGCCACAGGATCTCGCTCGAGATAGGACTGATCTTCCCATCCGGCCCCATATACTGGTAAATACGCCGGCTGCCTTCGATCTTCCAGCTGATGAAATTCTGCGGGAGCAGCGGCCAGAACTCGGAGATCCTGCCGCGCTCGTCATATTCGATCTGGCAGTAAGCGTTACCCCTCAGCGCCAGGTGCTTCATCAGCAGCTCGATCAATTCAAACCCGGTCATGAAATCGTTCGGGTTTTGCAGCACTTCGCCCAGGTAGAATTCATCCGCAGGCCTGCGCCCGCCGTCAGGGCGCTTTTCGTACCAGTGCATTGGCACGCTGGCCATGGTTTCTGCCAGCACCCGCGCGCAGGCGAAGACCGCCGAGAGCTGCAGCGCCGTCTCAGGCGTCACGACCGTCCCGGCGTTCTCCACATTCGACCTGAACGCCTCCAAGTACACCTCAAAACCCCCGCGCTGCTCGGCTTTCTCAGCAGGTATCGCTCTCAATCGCTCGATCAGCCAGGTACGTATACTCATAGGGTTAATACTCCGCGCGTCTCATAGATCGACCCGCTATCCTGATGGCGAATAGCGCGGTCCAGGCCCATAATCAGCGACACCATACCGTCAATCTTTTCGATTGATTTCTCTTTATCCGGCTTGATGTTTCCGGCCGGATCCTGGCGGGCCACCAGGTTATCCGCCATCCAATTCAACACCGGGTTATTGCCGTGGGCGAGCTGGTGAGATAAAATCAGCTTTTCCAGCTCCTTCATCGGCGGTGACATGCTGGCAAACCCCTGGCCAAACTGCACCATAAACTCTTCACCGCCCAGCTCAGTCAGGTCCTGCGCAATCTTTGTAGCGCCCCAGCGATCAAAGGCAACCTCTTGCAGATCGTAGGCCTGCATGTCTTCATCCACCTGCGAAAGAATAAAATCATAATCGATGACGTTGCCGGGCGTCGCCATAATGTATCCCTGGCGCACCCAGGCGTCATAGGGCACGCGATCGCGCCGCGAGCGCTCAATCATGGCCTCTTCCGGGATCCAGAAGTGACAAAGCACCTGGAAATCGTCGCCGTCGGCCTGGGGCGGAAAAACGAGCAGGAAGGCGGTTATATCCGATGTGCTCGACAAGTCCAGACCCCCGTAACAGGTTCTGCCGCGCAGCCCTGCGGCGTCTACCGCCTTCCCGCAGGCCTGCCAGTGCTCGAGCGGAACCCATTTGGTCTCGCTCTGGGTCCAAATGTTCAGGTGCAGGCGCAGAAAAGCGAAGAGTTTAGATGGGATCTCTCTCGCCTGCCCCGCCAGCCGGCGCATATCGTCGATTTTCTTGCTGATCCCCAGGTTCGGATTGGCTTTGATCCACACGCTCTCGTCTTGCCAGTCGTCACCCTCATCCAGCGTAAAAATAATGCCAAAGAAGCTGTCGTCCTGGATAATTCTGGAAAGGATTTTCTCAGCGTATTCATGCTGCTCAAAACACAGGCTCTGGCGATCATAACCGGCCGTGGTGATCGCAAACATCAGCGGCTGGCGCCTGGAGCCCGTTGCCGTCTCGAGCACGTCCCATACCCGGCGGTCCTTATGGGCGTGCACCTCGTCGATAATGGCCCCGTGGACGTTAAGACCATCCATGCTATCGGCGTCCGCCCCCAGCGGCTCGTATTTCGAGGCCGTATCCGGTATATGCAGGTTGTCCTTGAATGCCCGGATCTCCTTGCGCAGCGCCGGCGAGCTCTTGACCATGCGCGTCGCCTCCGCATGCGTAATCCTGGCCTGGTCGCGCTTGGTCGCCGCCGTGTAAATCTCCGCTCCCGGCTCTCCGTCGGCGATCATCAGGTAAAGACCCACGCCCGCGGCGATGGTGGACTTCCCATTCTTCCGGGCGATCTCCTGGTAAGCAGTCCTGAAACGGCGCGTGCCGTCCTCACGCTTCCAGCCGAACAAAACCCATAGAATGAACTGCTGCCAGGGCTCCAAAGTGATCACCTGACCGGCCCATTCGCCCTTCGAATGTTTGAGCAGGCTGAAAAAAGCGATTGCCTTCTTTGCTTCGGTCTGATCGAAGCTCAGACCGCGCTCAGCGCCCGTTTCCAGATCCTTGACGTGCCGCTCGACGGCCAGGCGCGCCCATTTACAGGCCACCTGGCGGCCGGTCAGCACATCTTCGATATAGGTCTGAGCGGTAAAATCGATCGCCATTATTCCTTCGTCATCTGGAAGAGCTGCTCGGCAAGTGACAATTCCTTTTCCGCTTCATCGATCTTCAGCCGGCTGCGGTCCGAAGGCGTCATCCCGAAGTGACCCATGATGCGCATGGCGTGCGTCCAGCTCGTATTCATGATCATCACCCACGGATCCTGCTGTCGGTAGCCGTTCCCGGTGACCTGCACGTCCATGCCGGCGTTGACATTCTTCTTCGCCTTCAGGAAAAGCGCCATCCACTCGCAGAAAGCGCCGAAGGCCATCACGTCCAGCTCGGTCAGGAGCTTGAGCTGCCAGAACGAGCGGGCATTCTTGACCCAGATCTCCTTAGCTGCATCGGTCAGCCAGTCCGGCGCGTTCGGCGTGCGATGGCCGGCAGGCGGCTGCGGCTCGCGCTGGTTCAATGCGCGCTTGCCTGGGTTGCCCTGGAGCTTTTTGAGCTCCGTCGGCTTCGGCGCCGGTCCCCTGGCGCCCATCAGGACCGCCTCCCGCCACGCCGAACCCATGTCCGGCAAACTCGCGGACGCATATTCACGAC